ATCAATAGTAACAACGAGCGGAACATAACATGGCGGATACTAAAAAAACAGTTAATTTATTGCCCGAGTATCTAAGAACAGATAAGAATGCCAAATTCTTATCCAGCACCCTTGACCAATTTATTCAGACACCCCAATTAGAGCGAGTTGATGGATATGTAGGCTCAAAGATTACTCCTACTTATGATCCAAATACAGATTTTTATCTAACAGAAGCGTCACCTCTTCGTAAAAATTATCAATTAGAGCCTGCTCTAATTATTAAAGATCAAAATTCTAAAATTACTGATGTTGTTGCATTTGATGATATCATTAATGAATTAACAATCCAAGGAGCAAAAACTGAAAATTTAGATACTTTGTTAAGAACAGAGTTCTATTCGTTTAATCCTCCTATTGACTGGGACAAGTTGGTTAATTTTGACCAATACTACTGGCTTCCAACAGCGCCAAAGTCTATATTAGTTGACAATACAGGCACAAACATTTTTACATCAGTAATTGGTCAATCAACTTATACTATGCCTAATGGATATGCGCTGAGCAACGGTATGAATGTAATCTTTAAATATTCTGCAACAACCGGAACTAATACAGTTGTTGCAGGTAGAGAATATATTGTTGAAGGTGTTGGCAGCTCTATTAAATTAGTCAGTCTTGATTCTTTAGAATCTTTTGATTCGTTTCTAGTTGTTTATAACGAAACATTTGACAGCGAGCAATTTGATGATTTTCCGTTCGATGGCGATAAAAAATTACCTGTATATCAAGAATACATAACAATTAATAGAGCCAGTAATGATAAAAATTCGTGGAGTCGATACAATCGTTGGTTCCATAAAGATGTAATTAAAACTGCGGCTGAGGCCAACGGCCTGGTGCCAACTTATGATGCCAACTTTAGAGCAAAGCGTCCAATTGTTGAATTTAACGCCGATCTCCAATTGTATAATTTTGGTAAGGCCGGAATACCAGCAGTTAATCTAATTGACAATGACACAGTAGATGCATTTTCTACAGTGCAGGGATCTTACGGTTATTATGTCGATGAAGTATTATTAGAAGCTGGATTTAAAGTTATCTTTAATGCAGACACAAATCCTGATGTAAGGGGCAAAGTCTACGTTGTATCTTATGATATTTCTAGTGGCACACCAATTTTACAATTGACTGAGGACTATACACCTTCTAATCTAGATTCTGTATCAGTAAAAGAAGGTGCTAATTCCAGCGGCACTAGCTGGCATTATCATGCAACTGACAATGTTTGGGTGTATTCTCAACAGCATACAAACTTAAACGTATTTCCATTGTTTGATCTCTTTAACGACACTGGAGTAAGTTATACTGACTTATCTGCGAATAACTTTACTGGATGCAGAGTATTTAATTATGCAGTAGGATCCGGAATCAACGATACTGTTTTAGGATTTCCTCTAAAATATCAAAATAGTCAAGGAGTAGGTAGTTATCTATTCCAGAACTATTTCATGACTGACGAAATTTCTATTACTGAAAACAATGTTAGTTCAGTATTCCCAACTGGCATTACATTTTTAAAATATAATGACGGAAATAACACATTAGTAAATGTATGGACTGACGCTGAAGAATATAAAATTCCTGTTAATGAAATACAAGTAATTCCTAGTTCAACTAGTTCATTAAAGGTCACTGCGTTTGATAAACCAATTAGCACATCAACAACAGTTATTGCCTATGTTAACAATGTTAAAGTATCTACTACCGCTACAGTTAGTTCAACTGGTATTACCGTTAATTTTGAAAATACACTAGCTGTTAATGATACCGTTGTTTTAAAGTTAACATCTGACCAGGTTCCTAATGTAAATGGATATTATGAAGCTCCTTTGAGCTTAACTAATAATCCATTAAATGGTCCTATTTCTGATATGACACTTAGCGAGCTAAGTGATCATGTATTCACTGCAATCGGAAGGAACCCAAATTTTGAAGGTATTTTTCCCGGCTCTAGCAATCTTAGAGATCTAAGTGATTATGCAAAATATGGAACACGATTTATTGTAAATGCAAATCCTATTTCTTTTGTTAAATTGTTCTTTGGTAAAAAAGAGCACAATGTAATAGATGCTATACGATTTGCGGGAGATCAATACAATCAATTTAAGATGAATTTCTTAAAATCTTTAATTAATGTAACCGAGCAGTTAACTCCAGCAGATGCATTAGATGAAATTTTAAAAGATATTAATAAAAGCAAAGATTCAAAATCTCCGAATTATAGATCCGATATGTTAGCGTATGGGTCTGATAATACTATAAGATTTTTTACAGTGACTGATAGCAATGTTACTGAATACCCAGTTGGATATAATTTCGATCTTGATGTTTTAAGTTTTAATTCCGTCCTTGTATACATTAACGGAGTTCAACAAGTTTTTGGAAAAGATTATACTTTTAATAAAATTGACGGTTCTGTAATTTTTGATGCAGAATTATCTATAAATGATGAAATTGGAATAGTGTATTACCCAGATACTCTTGGTTGTTTTGTTCCTGCAACTCCTAGCAAACTAGGGTTATACCCAAAGTTTAAACCAGAACTAGTTACTGATGACACATACCTTGACAGCAGTGTAACAATGATTATTGGCCACGACGGTAGTATGATGAAAGCCTACGGCGATTATCGAGATGCTATTGTTTTAGAATACGAAAAAAGAATATACAACAACATTAAAGTTGAATACAACTCTGCAATTTTAGATGTTAACAAATACCTACCTGGCGTTTTTAGAGATACAAATAATTCAGTAGAAGAAATTAATAATATTCTTCAAAAGGATTTTATGAGATGGGCCGGATCCTATGGTGTTAACTATATTTCAAACACCGGGTTTGATGATGGAGATTCGTATACATGGAACTACACAGGCGGTGTTGACAAGTTGTTCAAGCAACCGTTAGCTGGATACTGGAGAAACGTATTTAAATATTTTTACGATACAGACCGACCTGATACGCATCCATGGGAAATGCTAGGGTATTATGAAAAGCCGACTTGGTGGGACACTCATTATAGCTGGACAAATTTGTTAAAGCGAGCAAATTTAATTGATGCATTAACTTATGGTAAGACTGAAGAATTTCCATCGTCAGTAGTGAATTCAACTTATGCAAGGCCCGGCTTTGCAAATGTAGTTCCTGTTAATACATTTGGTAATCTAATTACTCCTAATGTATTATTAGCTGGCCCGATGTCGTATACAGACATGAAAGCAGATTGGAAGTTTGGTGATCATGCTCCTGCAGAAACTGCGTGGAGAAAGAGTAGCCACTGGCCGTTTGCTATCAGCATATTGGCAGCATTATCTGATCCATCATCTTATGCATCCAGGATGTTTGATATCAGCAGAACATCTTTTAATATTAAAAATCAAATAACTTATAAAGAAGACGATTTATATCTAAGTCCTAAGAAGTTAGTTATCGAAGGTGACAACAATGCTCAGATTGCTGGGTTTGGTAATTTTGTTATTGAAAGGGGTAATCAACAAACAGTTAATTACACCACACTACTTAAAACAGATTTAACCTACATTAATTTTAATCTATTCCACAAGCTGGGAGGTTTTGCCAGCAAAGATAAACTAAGAATTGTTATTGATTCTGTTGATCCATTAACTACTGGTCAGGGGGCGTTACTACCATCTGAGGACTATTCGTTAATTTTAAATGTTAGTAACCCAGTTAAGTCATCTAGGATTTCTGGTATCATTGTTCAAAAATCAAACGGACAATTTGTTGTAAAAGGTTACGACAGAATGAATCCTTATTTTGACATTTTAAAACCTATTAATACTGCGGTATCCGGTGGAGTAACAGTCGGCGGAACATCAGAATCTTTTACAGAGTGGTCTAATGTTGTTAACAACAGTAATCCTGCATTGGGTGCTACTGATAGCACAACTGCTAACTCTACAACAACTAGATATTATAGGCAAGGTCAATTAGTAAGATATAACGGCAAGTTCTATCGAGTAAAAGTTGGACACACTGCACAATCTACATTTGATCCTGCATTGTTCCAATCATTATCGGGTCTTCCAGTAACCGGGGGAGCACGAGCTGCATTACCTGCAAAGTTTGCAGGCTCAACTACTCGTATTCCTTATGGCACAGCGTTTTCAACTATACAAGAAGTTTACGATCTTATTGTTGGATACGGTGCTTACTTAGAAAGCGAAGGATTTGTATTTGATCAATATAATACAGATCTTAATGAAGTAGTCGATTGGAAGTTTACAGGAAAAGAATTCTTATACTGGACTACACAGAATTGGTCAGATAATAATTTAATTACGTTGTCACCTTTTGCTGATTATTTAAAATACAGTTATTCAAATTCTATTGTAGACGATGTTAGCGGTAAGTCTTATGATTATAGTTTGTTAAAAGCAGACGGCACACCGTTTCCTATTGAACGGTTTACTTTATCTAGAGAAGATGCAATTTGTGTAATTAAAACAGTTAACACTGAAGATGGGTTATTTTTTGCTGTTTTAAATTCTGTGCAGAAAGAGCATGGAATGGTATTTGAAAATACTACGTTGTTCAATGACACTATCTATGATATCGAAACCGGATATAGACAGCGTAGAATTAAATTATCTGGATTTAGAACTAAAAACTGGAACGGAGATTTGTTTAGTCCGGGATTTGTTTATGATTCAGTTGAAATAACTGATTGGGAACAATACCAAGAATACCTGCCTGGAAAAGTTGTAAGATACAACGGTGCATATTACGAATCTAAAATTAGAGTTACAGGTTCTTCTTTTTTTAACTTTAACGAATGGGTAAAGTTAAGTGAAAAACCAATTCCTGATTTACTTCCAAACTTTGATTATAAGATTAATCAATTTGAAGATTTCTATAGTTTAGACATTGACAACTTTGATGCAGGGCAACAACAGCTTGCTCAACATCTAATAGGCTATACTCCCCGTTCCTATTTAAACGAGATTTTTACTAATCCTATCAGTCAATATAAATTCTATCAAGGCCTTATCAAAGACAAGGGTACAAGAAATGCGTTGGATAAGTTATCTAAAGCACGAATTTTTAACAATCAAGGATCAATTGATCTTAAAGAAGAGTGGGCATTTAGAATTGGCCACTATGGCGGATTTCCTTCCTATAATGAAATTGAGATTCCTTTAGAAGAAGGCACGTCTCTTGAAAATCCATATATTGTTAAGTTTGTAGGATCACTTCCCTCTAACAATAACCCGTTGGTTAATTATTACCTTCCTACAGATTTATTATTGTCTCCTGACAATTACGCATCATCATCTACATTTAAAACATACCCTAGCACATTTGATGATACAAATATCGAATTAACAACAGCTGGATATATTAGACCTGATGATGCTACATTTACTGCTTACAATAAAAATAGTTTATTAGATATTGCAAACAACACACTAATTCAAAATGGTAACACTATTTGGGTTGGCTTCTTAGAAAACGGCGGCTGGGACATATATCGATATACAAGGCAGTTGGCAAAAATTTCTGGAGTTTTTGTAAGTGCTCCTGCAAGTGAAATTACTTTTGTTACTAACTTATTTCACAATCTTTCAGTGGGAGATATTGTTTCTGTAGTTAGATTTAACGAACAAGTTAATGGAGTGTATGTTGTTACTGGCGTTCCTAAGTTAAACCAGTTTACTGTAGCATCGACACTTTCTACTATTACTAATGAAGAATTATTAGCATACGGTGCGCTGTTTAAATTTGACACCGCGCGATATGGCTCCTTTAGTGATTTGTCTAAGGCACGAAACCTATTAGGGTTGTCTGCAGGTGAAAAGATTTGGATTGATAACGGATCGTCTGGCAAATGGGAAGTATATGAAAAAGTAGAAAACTTTACATCTACATATTTTACCTCTGCAGGATTTAATGCTGGACAACGTTTAGGATACAGTATACATGCTCCTCAAGATAGTAATACAGCGTTAGTATCTTTGCCTGGATATAGGATTCCTTCTAGCAACTTTGTTGGTAGAGTATGGGTAACTGAAAAGACACCATCTAAGTCTATTGAAAAATTATTTGATTTTACTTTAAATTCTGCAACCGAAACTTACGCTGCAAATAACACAGCAACTGAATTTGGTTATTCAATGGCCTTTGACATTGCTAAAAACTTATATATTGTTGGAGCACCGTCGGCAAGTTTAGTCAGAGCAACTTCTGTCCCTGGACCTGTAACATACAGCACTGGGTCCGGCACCACAAGAATTTATGATTATGAAGGTATTGTTAAGATTAGCACAAAGAGTGGAAATGCTAATGCAGAATTAGTTAAGAGAGTTCTTGCACATCCTTATATTGTTAATGCAAATAATTCTAGATTTGGCCACTCTGTTTATACAACTCAAAATGCCGCCTCAACTTCTACTTTGTTATTAGTTGGCGCACCGGGCACTACTAGTCATGTAGGAACTGGTTCAGTATTTGCATATAAGCTAGATTTAACAACTTCTACAGTTAATGTTTCTGCACACAATATCTTTATGGTAGGAACTACTAGCACAGCAGTCCCGTTAACTATTGGCAGCAAGTTTGGACATAAGATTTCTGGAAGTCTTGATGGAACTAAGATTGCAATCTCTGCGCCCTCATATACCACTTCCACAGCCGGCACTACCTACGTCGGAGTTGTTCAGATATTTGACGAGAATTTGACCTGGAAACAAAAAATATTTTCACCATTCGGCACAGACACTGAATTTGGTAGTGATGTAGCAGTATCATCCACCGGTAAATTTATTGCTATCTCTAGTATAGATGCTCGTCGTAACTCTATCGATCAATATGGCAAAGTTGCTGTTTACAAATGGAATAACACATCAAGTCAATATGTCTGGCAACAGACTATTGAAAATTCTGCATCAGCTGGCAACTTAAAGTTTGGATGTGCAATTGATTTTAGCAAAGACGAAAAGACTTTAGTAATTTCATCATTGGGCACTAATAGATCACAAGTTATTGAATTTGATAAGGCTTCAAAATCTGGTGAAACAACATTTGACGGTGCAACAACTAGATTTGTTGCAGCTATTCCTGATTCCGGAACTGTTTATGTTTACAATAACCTTGGTGACTATTTTATACAATCTGAAGAATTATCAAATGTAGATATTTTAGAAGGTAGCAGATATGGAGCTTCGGTTGTTGCTAACAACAATAGTATCTTTATTGGCGCCCCATCATATGCTAGTGTCGGTATTAACACAATTTCAATGTCTACTAGCACTATTGCAGGGCTATCTATCGGTGAAAATGCTAGAGTAGAATTTTCAGAACCTGAATTAGATCCTGGTGTTACTCCGTATGTATTGCCAATCTATGGCAACGTAACTTCGACGACTAAAGATATTATCGGACTAAGAATAGTAAATGCCGGAACTGGATATCAGTCAAAACCTGTGGCATATTTAAAGAATTCTGCAGGAACGATTCTTGATACATTAGTGGTAACACTATCTGCTGATAATTCTAGATTCTATAGATTTAATAAAGTAGATGACTCTACCAATGGGTGGAACTTATTAAGAGAACAGCCAGATACTGTTGATGTCACTACAGTGAAGCGTATTGCACTAATTGATTCCTTTAAAGAAGAAGTGATTGATTACTTAGATGTTTTTGATCCGTTAAAAGGAAAAATTCCAGGTATTGCAGAACAAGAATTAAAATACAAAGCAGCATTTGATCCCGCAGTATACTCTATTGGTATTGCAGGAACTGTTAATGATGATGAAACAAATTGGATTGATGAGCATATTGGTGAGCTATGGTGGGATTTAAGCACTGCTAAGTATGTCTGGTATGAGCAAGGCGATGAAATTTTTAGAAAAAACAATTGGGGCAAACTATTCCCAGGTGCAAGTATTGACGTGTATGAATGGGTGAAATCTGATTTACTACCAAGTGATTGGGCTGCTCAAGCTGACACCAATGAAGGTTTAACAAACGGAATAAGTGGACAACCAAAATATCCAGACAACAGTGTTGTTTCTGTAAAACAAATATTCAATACTGTAACAAGTTCTTTTGAAAATGTTCATTACTTTTGGGTTAAGAACAAAGTAACATTACCGGAGTCTAGCAATAGAAGAATTTCCAGTTATCAAGTTGCAAGTATTATTAGCGATCCACGAGCACTTGGCCTTAAATTTGCTGAGGTGCTTTCTTCGGATTCTATAGCACTGGCTAACGTTCAACCATCATTAGTTGGTAATAGGATTAATGCAAATATTGTCACTGATAATATTAACAACGAAATTCCACGTCATACAGAGTGGTTGTTGTTAGAAGAAGGAAATGATAAGACTGTTATTAACACTTTATTAGAAAAGAAATTAGTTGATAGTTTGTTAGGACATGATTCCTTTGGTAACCAAGTTCCTGCAAATAACCTTACAGATAGAAACAAATATGGGTTAGGAATTCGCCCTCAGCAGACAATTTTTAAAGATAGATTTGAAGCATTGAGAAATTTGGTGGGATTTACAAACAGCGTATTGACTGCAAATAGAATTACAGGTAATTATTCTTTTGATAATCTCAATACTAAAGAAGAAATTCCCAATGAATTTAGTAGAGACTATGATTTAATTGTTGAAGACTTATCAGAATTAGAAGATGTAGAAACATCACAATTTAGAAAAGCAACAGCAGTATGCTTTGTATCTAATGGTAAAGTTAAAAATGTAATTATTACTGATCAGGGACTAGGATATACATCACCACCTGCAATTACTGTTTCGGCAACAACTGGCACAGGCGCAGTTATCTTAACTGAAATTGACAATTTTGGTAGAGTTATTAATGCAACAGTATCTGTTTCTGGAAATGGATACGAACAAGCGCCTTTAATAGAAGTTAGATCACACACTGTTTATGTCCAAGTAAACGAAAACTACGGAAACCGTTGGACTAAACACATATATGACTATGAGTTTGATCAGTGGATTAGGATTAAAACACAAACATTTAACACTAAGAACTATTGGACTTACGCCAATTGGATAGATCCTTCTTACAGTCCTTATAAAGATTACAGCTATGTTGTTAGTGACACATACGAATTAGCAAAATTAGTTGATGCGGTGCCTGGAGATTATGTTAAAGTTAAAAACATAGGCAATGACAATTTTGCAATCCTTGAAAAATTAGATAACAGCACAGTTGGGAACTTCACTCCTAGTTATAATATTATCTACAGTGAAAACGGAACTATACAAATCTTAGATTCTATTTGGAATTATGGAACAGGATATGATGTTAATACACTTGAAGAAACATTGTATGATGAAATTCCTGATCTAGAGTTACAATATATTTTGACTGCTCTTAAAGAAGATATTTTTATCAAAGACCTTAAAGTTAATTGGAATCTATTCTTCTTCAAGGCTGTTCGATACGCACTTACTGAACAGAAGTTGTTAGACTGGGCTTTTAAAACATCATTTATTAATGTTCAAAATAGATCTGGAATATTAGATCAACGATCAGTTTACAAACTTGATAATGAAACAGCAGTAGAAGAATACATTAGAGAGATTAAACCATATCATTCTAAATTAAAAGATTTTACATCTTTCTATAGTTACTCTGATACAACAGCCGAAGGCGTGGCAATGTCGGCAACTGATTTTGATTTGCCTTCTTATTATAACACAACTACTGACAAATTCACAACAGTTAGTTTGGGAGATAATTTATTAGGATCTCGTCCGTGGAAAGATTGGGCAGACAATTATACATACATGGTAGAAGATGTCATTGTTGCTGACAGGGGCGTTGGTTACAACTCAACAGTTTCTGTTCGTATCCTAGGCGGCGGCCCAAATGTTATTACTACTGCTACTGCGGAAGCCTATATAAGAAACGGCGGCATCTATAAGATTCTTGTTACAAACTCTGGAACAGGCTATACTACTTCACCGTGGGTGGAAATAACAGGTGGTGGCTCAAATGTAACTACGGTTGCTACAGCGTCAGCAATATTAGGTGGCTCGCCAGTTCGTAAAAATACGTTAGGACTTAGATTTGATAGAGTTAGTGCAATTAATGAAATTGGTCAACAGACATATACTGATACATTTGTTTGCAATGGCACTACTGAAGGATTTGTATTAACTTGGTTAGCTGAACCTAACAAAACAAATATTGTTCCATTGTTAGATGGAAAGTTAATTTTTGCAACTGATTACACTATCGAATACTACACAGAAGAATTTAATGGGTATAAGAAAAAATATTCTAAGTTTGTATTCTTAAAACAAATTCCAAAAGAGAATCAGGTGTTTAAGATTACTTACAATAAACATATTGATCTATACACAGCAGTTGACAGAATTGATAATTTCTATAACCCAACTAATACAATGATCGGTGACAACGTAGCATTGTTAATGGACGGAGTTGAATACCCACAGACACAAATACAAGGCCTGCCGTTCGATTACTCTACCTACTGGGATGCTGCAAATGGTTACGAAAATTCTGCTTGGGAAGATTTAGTTAATTATTATGCATCGGCTAAGGTAACTGCCACAGCAACGATTGGCGCAACAACTTTATATTTGAATACTACAACTGGAATAGTTCCAGGCCAAATATTAAATATGTTAAACACAACTACTAATGTTATTAGAACTGATACAGTGGTGTTATCTGTGTCAACTGCATCTAGAACTATTACAATTAGTAACCCTTCTTATACATTAAAAAGAATTAGGGCAGCAAATACATCTTCTTTAGGAATTGGTTCGTCTATTATCGTTGAGACTAACAGTTTATTCAAGGGAGACATTCGCCAAGGCGATATTGCAATTTTGTCTGGAATTACCTCTGTCGGTTATAATGGAACCTACACTGTAGATGAAATTTTAGGCAATGCAAAATTTAGAGTAACTGCTACTTCTGTATTGTCCACTGCTAGGGCAGCAATTAGTGTTAGCGCCGCAGTTAATGTTTCTAGTTTAACAAAACAGATTAATGCAAAGAGTGTGTTCTTAAACAACTATGTTTATACAGCAACAAATACATCTACTGCATTAATTGTTACACAATCACCATTAGCTGATGTTACTCGACATGTAGTAACTGCTACAACAAATACAAGTATTATTTCGTTAACCACAGTTACGTCTACTGTTACTTTATATTATTCTGTAATTCAAGATCCGTCAATTACAGGAAGAGCAGCCGTTAGAGTTTACAACTTAAACACAACTACTGCAACCACTATTAATATTAATCTATATAGTGATCCTGCAATTGAATTCTGGGTAAATGATACAAATGCAACAGCATTGGATACTTCAATATCTGGAGGTAGTTGGTCAGGTGTTGGAATGTCTGGCGCACTTGGTATTGCACCAGAAGACATAATTATTGATGGCGACAGTTTACTAAATGCTAATGCAGGACATGCACCAGAAGAGTGTGTTGCGGGACATGTGGTTGATAGTTTGGGCATGAACGTTTATACTAGAAATACTGATCAAAGTGCAGTTATTATTACTGGCGCATTTGCTGTAACATCATTGAATACAACAGTGACTTCATACCTAAGTATAGACGATACTGCAATTGCTGGTATTCGAGTTTCTCTAAACGGTGTTACATATGAAAGGGTTACTAGTTTAGCATTTACTGATACAGATCAGTTCTTTATTGAAGGACGAGTAATTACATTACCGCCACAAACAATGGTTGGTCGCGTTGGATACACAATTGTTACAGTGGGCGGCGATGTTTTATTAGATAGCGGCAGTGTTCAAACTTATGGACAATCTTCGGCAATAATTTATAGTTCACTAAGCGAATCTGATATTAAAGGAGCGTATGTATTAGTTGACGGAACCGAGGTATTTGAAGTAACAACTTCTACAAGTTACGGTTATATGTTGAATGTAAATAATCCACTAAACAATCGAGCATCGGTTACTGTTTATAATTTACCTACAGGAAACCACACTGTTGAAGCATGGTTTTTTGATAACCCATATGGAAACTACAATAGGTTCAACGAACAAATAATACAAAGTGATCCATTTACAACTATTGATACATTTACGCTTGACTACCCTCCTGGCAATGTTGAACCTTTGAGTTCTCAAGTAATTGTCGAACTGTCAACAGGAACAGATCTCACTAACCGTTTAAGACTTACTCCGCCTTGGGTTACTTACTACAAGGTAGAAAACAATCAAACAATATTTCCAATAGAAACTAAGTATCAAAACCCGGAATGGACAGGCAGCTCATATACTATTGATACACTTAAAGTCTACGCTAACGGCATAATACTACGTGCAGGTTTTGATTATACAATTGATAATACCGGAGCCGGATCAATTACTATTACTTCGAACTTGCTAAACAACGGAGATGTTCTTGCAATTGAACTCCTACTTCCTGGTTATTACGACTATGTAGTTACAGGAAATACTTTAAGATTAACAACTGCAATTCCGATCCCTGGCACCTCTGAAAATTCGTTAAAGGTAACCTCCTTTACGACCCACGACAACATGAATATTAGGACTGAAAGATTTTTTGGCAATGGTGCGAATAAACGTTTTACCTTGGCACTACCTCCGTTATCTGATAGTTATGTTTGGGTATCTGTAGCAGGCGCATTCTTAATTCCTAATTATGATTTTGAAATATTAGAAGATGGTAAAACTATACAGATTAGCGAATGGTATACTATTAATGAGAATGCTGACATAGTAATTACTAGTTTTGATATGCCATACAATGGCAGTCAAATTATTGGTTATAGAATTTTTAAAGACATGTTTGACAAACCTTTCTATACAAGATTGTCTAAAGCTCATACAACTGAATTGTCTAGAGATCTTCTTTATACTGATACTGAAATTTATGTAACGGACGATGATAAAGTTGTTCCTCCAAATCCTGCACAAAACAAACCAGGGGTGTTGATATTAGATGCAGAACGGATTGAATTCTTTAAGAAAGAAGGCAATGTGCTAAGTCAACTTCGCCGTTCTACTTTGGGAACTGGTCCTGCAAGATTCTCAGAAGCAGGAACAAAAGTATTAGATCAAAGTCTATTACAACGAATTCCTTATGCAGAATACGAATACAAACAGCATATTCTTAGCACAACTGCTACTATCTATACAATCAACACTGCTACTTCTTTATTTGCTGCTAATACAACTGGCACAGCAATTACATTAGCATCTAGTGTGCCGGCCGTTGACCAGATTGAAGTATATTATGGCGGAAGAAGACTTCGTAAAAATTCAATTGAGGTGCATGATAAAGCTATTGCTTATGATTCTAATACTTCGATTGTTCTTAACGGAATAACAACTACCACCAATATAACATTGGCCGCTGAATTTACAGTAACAACTTCTACACAAGCATTACACTTAAATATAGCTGGCGGAGTTACTACTGGAACTAGAATTACTGTTATTCAACGTCAAGGGAGAATTTGGAATACCTTAACAGAATCCTTATTAACAAGCAATTCTCTTCAGGCACAGTTCTTAAGAGATGCTCAAGCTGAATTGCCTAACACTTATTATTATGGTGGTGATCCAGCACTGTCTGAGATAACAAATACGCCGTTAACAAATGATGATGGTTCACCATTAGAAGGATATTAAAAATGACAAAAGTTACACAATTACCGTTACTGACTACTGCTACTAGTGCTACAAGCATTCTGGTAGTTGATGATAAGTTGACAAGGAAAATTGTTTACAGTAATCTAGTCCATGCCGTTGCGGTAGATGCAGTCGGAACTGGATTGATTTCTGTAGGAAATACTGGACCAACTGGCCCCCAAGGACCTAGAGGACCAACTGGCCCCCAAGGCCCACTTGGAGTAACTGGCCCCCAAGGCCCCCAAGGTGTGCCCGGACCGACTGGCCCAAGTGGCGGACCAACTGGCCCAAGTGGGCCCACTGGAGCAGGAGTTCCCACAGGAGGCCTTGTTGGGCAATCGTTAGTAAAAGCATCCAATACTGATTATGATACTACGTGGCAAACTATTAGTGGCGGAGGAGGTGGCGGCGGGAGCCTACAGTCTAGAACTACGGGCACTGGTTATACATTATCTATCAGTAGCGGAACAACATCAACAATTAACATTACTGGTTTTAAAACTTATGTTTTATCAAAAGTTACGACCACATATCCAGCTTGGGTAAGATTGTATACAGATGCAACTAGTAGAACCAACGATGTTGCTAGAACTGAAGGCAACGATCCTACTCCCGGCAGTGGAATTATCGCTGAAGTTATTACTACATCTGGGTCTTTGACACAGTTAATTACACCCGGAGTTATTGGATTTAACAATGATACTTCGACTGTTACTACTGTGTATTTGTCTGTAACAAATAAAGATACAGTATCAAGATCAATTGGTGTTACCTTAACTTTGTTACAATTGGAATCATAATATGTCTCTTAAAGAATATATTGTTACTCTCCACAGCACGGAAGACTTGGAATCTTTTTATGAAGATATAGAAACTCCTGGCGGAAATCTATATATTCCTAATCGAGCAGTCCCTGTGCATGTTAGACGTCCAATGAGTAGAAATACACATTATATGCTAACTGATATAGAAGCTAAACAACTTGCAGATGATCCTCGAGTTATGGCAGTTGAGTTATCTATGGAAGAGCAAGGTATTCAATTTAGACCAATATGGACACAGACTAGCAGTTTGTGGAATAAATCTACCACACTTAGTTCTTCCTATAAAAATTGGGGATTGCTTAGAGTAACTGAAGGTAAACAACGACTAAATTGGGGCAGCACTGCTACTACTACTGTTTCTGGGTCAATAACTGTTACTGCCAGCGGAAAGAATGTTGATGTTGTTATTGTTGACGGCCATGTTGATCCTACACATCCAGAATTTGCAGTAGATCCTAGTGGATCGGGCGGCAGTAGGATTAATCAATACAACTGGTTCCTATTAAATCCAGAAGTTACAGGAGGTCCGGCAGGGACTTATGTCTATCCTCCGTATGTTGATGCTGCGTATCCAGATAATAACCTTGATGGGATATCTGACAGAACAGCAGATAACGATCACGGTACTCACGTTGCAGGTATTGCGGTCGGCAATTCTCAAGGATGGGCAAGAGATGCAAATATTTATAATATAAGCCCCTACTCAACAACACCCAGCGTCACCAGCTTTTTTATTGATTATATTAGAGCATGGCATAGACAAAAACCAGTTAATCCTATAACAGGAAGAAAAAATCCAACAATTACTAATCATAGTTACGGAATAGTAAACAAAGTATTAATATCGTCAATTACTTCTGTTCGATATCAAGGAGTTACTACAGTGGCCCCTCTAACAGCCGGTCAACTAACAAATCGTGGGATTTATAATGATGGAACCTATGTGTATATGCCCGGCAGAGCTACATTGGCATTTGAACAAGATTATATAGATGCAATGGCCGAAGGTATTATCTTTGTCGGTGCAGCAGGAAATAACGGATCACTAATTTCTGAATATAACGCCAATGTCTCTGATAATTATAACAACAGAGTTGACGTAGGTGGAACATTCTATTTTTGGAATAGAGGATCAATATCTGCAATTGATGGAATGTTATGTGTCGGTGCTATTGGCATAGCAGTAGAAGATTTTATTTGGTCGTTAACTGAAAGAGGTCCTAGGGTCGATGTGTTTGCTCCTGGTAGACAGATTATGAGCAGTGTTAATTCTAGTGTTGGCACAACTGTAGATGATCCTAGAAACTCTTCTTATAGAGTTACTAAAAAGACTGGAACAAGTATGGCAAGTCCGCAAGTTTGTGGAATACTTGCTTGTCTTGCAGAAACCTGGCAAAATTTATCTCAGTCGCAAGCAATTGAATATATACAAAGATATTCGAAAGAAAATCAAATTACGGCGTCAACAGGCGGATTTACTGATACTACGGACTTACTAGGAGCTCCGAACAGATACTTGTATTTCTATAAAGAACGTCCAGTATCTGGGCAAGTTGGACCCAAGACCAATTTAAATCTTCGTCCTACAACGGGACAAATGTGGCCTCGCCCGCACATATATAGATACGGAAGATAAGTTGTAAAAATTAGATGGATAAATATCATTATGGACAATAAAGAAACAAACAATTTACCAAAACCTGCACCGAACGAAGTCGGCGGCATTAGCATCCAGGGTCATATTAAAATATTTGATCCTGTTTCTAAAGAAATCTTTGTTGATAAAAGAAACGCAATTCATTACGAAAACTTTTCTATTGCTATGGCACAGAGTATTTCGAATCAAGGAGAAGGCACTATTGCTGAAATGTGTTTTGGTAACGGCGGATCTAGAGTAGATCCAACCGGAATTATTACATATCTAACTCCTAATACTACAGGTAGTGGCGCTGCATTATATAATCAAACCTACTATAAAGTAGTTGATGCTAAGAAGTCATACTCCTTAGATCCTGCAAGAAACTTCATGGAAACAAGGCATATTGCAGGTACAGCATATACAGATGTATTGGTAAGTTGTTTATTAGATTTTGGAGAACCGAGCAATCAATCTGCTTTTGACACTGCTGGAACAAACGAAGATACCTATGTATTTGATGAGTTGGGGTTACGATCATACAATCCAGAGGCACCTAATACTGGAATGTTATTAACTCATGTTATTTTCCACCCTGTGCAGAAGTCTTTGAATAGAATGATCCAAATTGATTACACTGTGAGAATACAGAGTTTGAGTAATACTGGAATTTAACTATGTCATCAACTTATACACTAAATTTTTCGGATCCCACAAAGACTGATACCATAACAGTTCCGGGCACCGCAGTTGGTCCCGGTAAGAATAATTACAGCACTAGTCTTGAATTAATAGGACCCGGCTATACAAATTTTGGTCAACCTTCAGCGCAGAATCTTGTTAAACTTTTAGAAAACTTTTCCAGCCCTCATCCTCCAAATAATGCGATCGAAGGACAGTTGTGGTATGACACCAGTAATCCCGATAGAAAAGTTTTAAGAGTTAATAACGGAACAGCAACTAGCACTCGTTGGCCGAATGTCAGCGGAATATATCATCAACCTAATGACCCTAGTGTGCAATATTCACTAAGTGTTAAATCTGGAGACCTTTGGGTTGACACTAGTGAAAATCAACTCAAACTTAGAGTTGCAAATACTTGGTCAGTTATTGGCCCAGGTGCAAGTTCAGGATTAGACAAAACAGGCAGCGAAGCTGCATTTGTTCAAAGCAATACAGGAACAACATATCCTATAATACTTAATTGGGCTAATGGTAAAGTTGTAGAAGTTATTGCATTCAATGAATTTATACCTAGAACAGTAATTGACGGGTTTACTACAATTAAACCTGGATCAAATTTAACAAATAAAGCTCTTGCAAAATACAACGGATTAGCTGATAGAGCATCTGCACTCGAAGTTGCACCAAACGTTCTTATTAGGTCCTATGAAGTATTAAAGAATAGAGTAACAAGCCAAACTCATACAGGGACATTTATTATTCAGGATGCAACCGGACTATTGGTTAAAAATAATTTTTTTCCGTCTGAAAGTATTAGGGTATATAATACATCCGGCATTGGATACGTAAGCCTTGTTAGTTCTAGTAAACCATTTAAAGTGGGTGTAGGATCTGCGGGAAGTGATGCGTATATTCAGTTCAACCCTCAGAGTAGAACAGTTGGAATTAATACTGGATCAGCAGTTGCTACGTTGACTGTCAATGGGTCTGGAAGATTTGAAAATACACTAACAGTTACAACTACTGCATCAGTTGCATTGAGTATTGCAGGGGGAACGGCAGTTGGTGGAAAATTAACAGTTTCTGGAGACTTTCAGTTATTGGGAGCTACTACCGCAACTGGCCTAGTAACACTTGGATCACTAGCAGGTAGTGGCACAATTTTAATACCAGCAGCCAACGATGTTTACGATCTTGGCACAACATCTACGGCATTTAGAAAATTATTTGTTTCTCAAATTGGTGCTACCGGCACTAACGTTGACATTTACGGAACAGTTTACGGAACTGCTACGACATTAGAATCTGCAAGAACTTTCCGTGTAGAGGGAGTTGTAACTACTACTGTAACTTCGTCTTTTGATGGATCTGCCAATGTAGTGTTTACAACAACTGCACATAAGAGTTTAATAACCGGGCAAGAAACAACATCTACGACTGCTGCAACGTTGACTATGTTAGTAGTTAATACATCAACTACAACATCTGTTTTACAACAAATTTCTAAAGCAAATTTCTTATCTGACGTTTATCCGTTGTTAGTTCCTACTGGAATGATTACTCCTTGGCCAATTTCGACGGCAACAAGCGGTTATTTAATATGTGATGGATCAGAAGTTAGCCAGACGACATACAGCGCCTTATACAATATGTTTGGATTGCTGTATAATCCGACTCCGACTGCGGGAACATTTAAACTTCCCGACATGCGATATTCTACTGTATTAACTAAGACAACAGTAGAAGCATCAACAGTTTCACAATTTGCATCAGCAGGTACTGATACTATTGCTTTATCGACATTAACAAACATTACAGTAGGATTGATGGTTGACGGCTATAGTGCTATCGGATACGGTACTTCTGTAGCATCATTTATTGGAACGGATAGTATTAAGTTATCTGCAAATATTGTAGGTGATATTGCAAGCGGAATATCATTATCCTTTAGCACAGCTACATATATGAATTACGTTATAAAGACATAAGAACATGGCCTACATAATTTACAACAACGATGGATCAGTATTAACAACTTTGTCAGATGGCGAAGTTGATGTGCTGTCTACCAGCTTAACACTACTCGGAAAGAATGTTAACAACTATGGACAATATTGGAATAATAATCTTGTAAAGTTGTTAACTAATTCTGCACTAGGTGTTCAACCCTTACAACCTCAGTTGGGACAGCTTTGGTATAACTCATCTGCTAAAACATTAAATGTTTGGAACGGCGCAGCCTTTACATCAGTTAGCGGAGCGAATGTATCGGGCACAGGACCAGTAGGAGTAAGCACTGGCACCATGTGGTATGACACTGTTAATAGTCAATTAAAAGTTTGGAACGGTTCAGTTTATAAAGTTATTGGGCCTGCAGTATCTTCTACTTACGGAAGCAAATTTGGAATTGAGCCACCGACAACTTCTACTATTAAAGAATACGTTACTAATTTACCTAAAGATGTAGGAGTTATATATTCATACGGAGATGCATTAGGATTATTAACAACTGCTTCTTTTGTTATGTCTACGGCATCATCATACACATTCTTAAATGAAACGACTGCAACAACACTTATTGCTGGATTAACATTGAGAGATGATTTAGATGTTAAGGGCAATTTGTATATTGATGGTGTGCAACAAATTCCTCCTGTAAAAACATTAACGGCACAGTATGATATGTCCTTTTGGGGCAACCATTTTACTGGAGGATCAACATCGACTAGACAAACAATAATCGATGTGGGTAATAATTTCCTAAGATTAAATTTGTTACCAATGTTGTTTACCACTGCAACCGAAACTTACGGAATAATTTATTCAAATGGTACCACTGCTACATTTACTAGAGCGCAATACCCAACAGGATCCGAAGCTAATGTTATATGCAAATTATCCACTTATAACACTGGGACTACGGTAAGACGTTTTGTTCTTTTAGATATATTAGGGACAAGTAATAGACAATGGCAACCGAGGTATCTGCTAAACCCTAATGGTTCATTCTCTACCAGCACATATACAAGCCATATAACAAATATTGTTTTGAATGCAGATTAAAGGTTAACAGTCTATGCCATATATTATTAATAAAACAAACGGTGAACAACTTACGGTAGTCGATGATGCAAGTCTTGATTTAAC